TTTAGGATCTTTTCTATCATAAGGTTTATCCCAACTATCGCAATGCCAATCATAGTATTGATTTAATTTATATTTTGTAAATTGACAAGACTCACTTCTTTCCCAATCAAAATTCCAACCTGCAGCTCTATTTGCTTCATGCACATACGGGTGCAGTTCTTTATATATCCAAGTATCGTTAAGCCATACCAGATCAGATTTTCTTTTTCTTTGTAAATTTTTAACGTCTTCTTTATTTAATTTTCTATCACCATAGCCACCAGTTCTAGCCATAACTTCTTTTTGTTGATTAGCATATGCTATTACATCATCACAAAACTTTGGTGTCAGAACACCACTAAAATACCAGTAGTAATTAGATATATTCATAGGTTATTGTCTGTACGAAATTCAAACTATCCTTTTGATTGTTGGTTAAGTAATACATACAAGTTGATGGAAACATTATAAATTTATTATTTGTAAGTTCTATATCCCAAGATCTACCTTTACGTCTGTTATCTTCAAAGTGTATTCGAACATTACAATCTTTAATTTCTACACCATATAAGAGTGTAAAATCTGGTGAGTTTCTAAGATCAACAGGATCTATATTTAATAAAGGAATTGTAGTCTCGTTAGGTTTATAGATGTTACCCCACGTTTCTTTGTTAATTAAATTAATACCATATTCAAGACCAATATGATCTCGCATATATGTATTTAACATATCCCACGTACGCGAAAATGGAAAATCTTTATTTTGAATTTGTGATTGTAAAATGTCACTTGATAATTTATCTCGGTCAATGTCCCAATCTTTAGGCATTGCCACATCACCCAAATATAATGCTTGTTCGCTTAATACTTTCTTATGCATACCACCACCATTTTTAATCTATGCTTTTTTATCTGTCAAGTCCCAAGACTGGCCTGATTCATTCCAATCATAACCCCACATATGAGTGCCAGCTTCATTTTGTGATTCTTGTTCTTCTGTAAACGCTGGAGCATCACCAATTGGCGATTGCCATCTAGCATCAGTTGTATTTTTTACCCAAGATGCATATGGTTTTTTAGGCCAAAAAATTTGATTATCTTCATCCCATTCATAACCTATACCTGCGTAGTTACCTCTTAAAGGTGTTCCGCCATCTCTATGCTGATTATTATAAGTGTTATACGAAGTTTGAATCCACATCTGTGCAGGCCAATTATTGTGTGTTTCTAAATATTGTTGACCTACTGCTTCATCCTCTACACCATCAGCATTCAGCATATCGGAATTATTCAAAGTTAATACTTGAATAACTTTTCCGTTAGCTCCTAGTTTTGCAAAATGTGCCATAATATTTCTCCTTATATATTAATTTTAATTACCATTCAACTATTATTGAACTTTATACCTTATTATTACAACTCCTGAACCTCCATTACCACCATTAGAATTTGGTCCTCCGTTTCCTCCACCACCACCGCCAGTGTTAGTAGTTCCATTACCACCAGTGCTTCCGTTACCAATTCCTCCAGCACCACCACCTTGAGTAGCAGGTGCAGGATTAGGTGCACTACATCTTCTTCCACCGCCTCCACCTCCAGCATAACCTACAGGTGAACCTGTAATACTAGTTGTAGCACCAGCCCCTCCAGGACCAGCATTATTAGGAGCAGAAGCATTACCACCGACAGCAGTAGCTCCACCTCCGCCACCGCCAGAATAATCTCCTGGTGCTGGTGCACCATTACCACCATTATTACCTTGTGGAGGACTTACTGGTGGTGTGTTGCCTGATCTACCATTTTTATTTCCAGGTTGAGTTGGTCCACATCTTCCATTTCCTCCACCACCACTACCACCTGTTCCACCAAAAGCAGCACCAGCTCCACCGCTAGTACCACCTCCACCACCTGCTGATGTTATTGTTGAAAAAGATGAAACTGATCCATTTGTTCCTGGAGTATTACCACCTCCTGGACTTGAACACCCTGGGCTTCCTCCAGCACCCACCACGATTGGAAAATTTGTTACTGTTACTGTAATAGGACTTGCTCCATCCAAGGGAGAGGCTGTATAAGGCGTAACTGGAGACTTATCTTCTCTAAATCCTCCTGCACCTCCACCACCACCAGCTTCAGTCGTGCCACCATCTCCACCTCCACCGCCTCCTGCAACAACCATATAACTTATTTCATTGTTTGCAGGTGTTGGGGATAAAGAAGAAACACTAAAAGTACCAGGGCCAGTAAAAGTGTGCACTCTGTCATTTCCAGTACAACTAATTGTTCCACCTGTAGCTACTATAAAAGGTGGAGCAGCTGTTTCTGTATCTTCTGCATTTTGAACATTAACCCAACCTTTTGTTGAATCAACATAAACTAAAGTTAAAGCCTGTCCCTTTACGTTTAAAATTAAATCATCAGCAATACCACCAATTTTTTCTGAACCATTCGGACTAATTGTAAAATTATTATTGTTAAAATTTCTTGCATAGTCAGAAAAAGCAACGATTGCTCCCGCAGAACCTGCAGGAAGATTCGCTGTTATTGTATTACCCGTGGTATCTATAAAATAACCCTCACCAGATGCTGCAGTAAAAGTAGAAGCTGTTTTAATTGAACCTGTTTGCCAATTAACAGAACCCTCTCTACCAAAACCTGTTTGATTTCCATTGTTTGTTATTGTTGCACCAGCAGGAATGACAAATGAATCGCCACTATCTCCTAATGTAACAGTACCACACGCTGTTCTTGGACTAATTTTATTTACTTTTATTTCACTCATAATTTACCTATTGAAACTTATACCTTATTAAAACATAACCTGATCCACCAGCTCCGCCACCTCCTGCTGTCCCACCAGCATAAGAACCTCCACCAGCTCCGCCACCAGTATTGGCTGTTCCATTTGTTCCTTGAGTTGGATAAGTTGCACCTGGACCTCCACCACCTGATCCTCCTGTGCCTGGACTACCACCATTAAAAGTTGAGCCGCCTCCACCACCTGAAAAATATCTTACACCTGGCGTTGGTCCTGGAGTTCCTGCACAACCTGGTGCAAAAATTGGATTAACTATTCCACCAACACCACCAGCTCCTCCAGTAGTGCTACCTCCACCTGATCCTGAGCCGTCTGCACCACCTCCACCACCTGAACCATAATTTGGAGCAGAATAATTTCCATTACCACCTGGACTTCCTTGTGGTGGGCTAACTGGAGGAGTATTTCCTAAACTACCTAAACCTTGAGTTACTGGACCACTAGGAGGTCCTCCGCCTCCACCACCAGATCCACCTCTACTTGCATTACAAGCTGATGCTCCAGGTCCTCCTTGCATACCATCTGGATTCCCACCACCTCCTCCAGTAGAAGTTATTGTTGAAAAAATTGAACTCGATCCTCTATTAGTATTAGGAACAGGATTACTAGGTGGTGTTGCTGCACCACCGGCTCCCACTGTTACTGGAATTGCTCCTGGACTTACAGGTATTGCACTACAAGAAGCAGTCACAGTTTTTGGTGACATAGTAGGTGCTGGTACACACCCTAAAGTATTATTTAATCTAAAACCTCCACCACCACCGCCACCACCGTGTGAATCACCACCACCGCCAGATCCACCACCAGCTACTACAAAATAATCTACAACGGCAACAGCACCACCTCCTGATGAAACACAAAAAGTTCCTGGTCCAGTAAATTTATGCATTTTAAAATCACCAGTCGTTGTTACACATCCACCTGTTGCTACGATTCTACTTTGTGCTTGTTGTGCAAAAGTATTATCCTGAACAGATCTCCATCCAACTGTTCCGTCAATATAAATAAAAGTTACACCCTGTCCTTCAACTGATAAAGATAATGTTCCTCCATTACCATTAATTTTTTCAGAACCATTAGGTACAACTGTTAAAGAGTTTGCATCAAAAGTATTATTATAATCTTGTACGGACACAATCGCACCAGCAGAACCTGCTGGTAAATTCATATTAAAAACACCACCTCCTGTATTTGCAAAAAATCCTTGTCCATTTACTGCTGTGAAAGTAGCTGTTTTAATATCTCCTGTTTGCCAGTCTACTGTCCCAGTTCTACCAAAACCTGTTTGTGATGCGCCTGATGCTAAAGCGATCGTATCACCACTAGCGCCAATAGTAATTGTATTACTATTCTCGTTAATGATATTTGCACCGCATTGGTTTTGTATATTGTTTACTTTAATTGTACTTGTCATAATTAACTACTTTGATATTGATACCTTATCATAACTACGCCTGAACCACCATTGGCTATTGGAGCACCACCTCCACCACCTGTATTTGCAGTTCCTGCTGTTTCTGCTCTTGTTGGAGTTGGAGAAGATGGACCAGATGGATTTCCACCAGCCCCTCTACCAAATCCACCACCTCCTATTGGTGATGAACATCTAGGACCATTATCTGTTGGATAACAAGCTGGAGTGCCTTTTCCATAACCACTATAGCCATTAGCAGAATTTCCACCACCACCACCACCAAACCATCTAGCAGGACTAGGACCTGGAACACCATAACTTGGAGCTGTAGGTCCAACAAAAGCTGGGTTTATAAAAGTACCTGAACCACCTTTTCCACTTCCACCATAACATCCTGGATTTTCTCCTCCTGTTGAATTAGTACTTCCTATATTTAAAGCACCACCTCCACCTGATCCAGCAGCACCTGCATTTATTGGAGCACCATCACCACCAGGTTGACCTTGTGGTGGACTTACAGATGGAGTGTTACCTGCTCCACCACTTCCACTAGTTGGTGAACCCCAACCACCACCAGATCCACCAGCGACTGCTGTACCTGAAGGACCACCTCCACCTCCACCACCTGCTGATGTAATTGTTGAAAATATTGAATTTGAACCACAACCTCCCACAGGAGTTGCACCCGTTCCTCCCGCACCTACTGTAATTGGTATACCTCCAACGCTTACTGGCACCGAATTTCCGCCTTCAACACTTGGACCACAACTTAAAGGAGTAAAATGTCTGAAACCACCCGCACCACCTCCACCATAAGCACCTGCACCTGCTCCACCACCAATTACTAAATATTCTGTAACAGCTAAATCACCTGCTCCAGCTGAAACACAAAAAGTCCCTGGGCTTGTAAAAACGTGAGTTTTAAAATTACCGCAAGTAAGAACTGTTCCACCCGTTGCTGCAATGTAAGCTGGTGCTCTTTCATTAGACGTTGAATCTTGAATGTTAAGCCAACCTTGTGTGTCATCAACATATAAAAATGTAACTGATTGACCTGGAGTGTCTAAAGTTACACTCCCAGTAGATCCCCCAATTTTTTGAGATCCGTTTGGAGTTACTGTTAAATTGTTTGATGAAAAAGTTCCCGCATAATCTGCAAGTGATACTATTGCCCCAGCAGTACCTGCTGGTAAGTTACAAGTAAAACCTCCACTTGATGTATTACAGAAAAACCCATCTCCAGACACAGCACTAAATGTTGCTGTCTTTGGAGTTGTATCCCAATCAACTGTTCCTGTTCTTCCAAATCCAGATTGAGTAGCTCCACTTGCTAGTGAAACTGTACCACCTGATCTACCGATAGTTACTGTAGCTGCATCTACAACTGCAGTTTTACCAGATCCACCACCAACTGTTAAAGTTGTGCCTGATTGTTGTGTTATTGCATCTACTTCTATCTTTGACATTATACTATTACTAAAGTTCCTGTTACTGTTATTGTACCAGGTATAGTAATAGGTCCTGCAAGAACACCGTTCTCAACAGTTTGTGTACCATCCAT